CTCTAGTTTGAGTGATAGTATCTCTTTCTGGTTTTTAAGCCTTACAAGCTCATTTTGGAGCTTAGAAGCGTCATATTCTTTGGTCTTAGTGACTGTTTCCTGTACCTCTACAACATGAATAGTTTTCTCTCCTTGAATTTTAGTTTCTTTTAGTTTCATATTACACAGTATAGGTTAGTAGTACGCCAGTAATTCTTAGAGAGTTTATATCTGAATAAATTCTCAAAGCCCCATGTTCTCCAGCCTCGACATCTGCAAATATATCTGTTCCCAAGCTTGTTATATCCCATGATGTTAGCTTGTCTTGAGTTACAGCTAGTGTTTCGTTGGGTGCTGAATTTGAGTGAGCTGTGTAAGTTTCCCCGTCCGCACCGTTATACATCAAGAAATCAGCTTGAATCGTTTCTGTAGCGTCAGGAATCATCAACACTTTAACACTTGTAATAGTGTCCATATTTGCTGGGAAATACATGTTTGTGTAACAAGCTTGGGAACTCTGTAACTGAACTGTACTGTAAGTTCCAACCACCGAGGTGTATGGATTAAGTGTCGCTCCTGCTGAGTTGTACTGAACAGGGAAAAGGATTGTCTGTGTTCCTGTTTCTGCTGTCCGAGGTTCCCATTTTTCAGTTGAAGAATTGAAAGAAAGAGTGTCGTTATTTACAGGAGCTGTTGTAGTGGTGTCTACGTCTGAATGATCATCAATAGAACCATCTGCTGAAACCTTTGCTGTGTTAAGTGCTACTGCGGCTGAATCTGTATAAGAAGTCTTTGCTGTATTCAAATCCACGTCTGTTTCAAGAGAAGTGAAGTTATCGTTTGTTATTGTTGCAGCTGAAGCAGGTGTATCAGTTGCTGTGTTAATTGTGTTAATAGTTGCCATAGTTAGTTTTTTGAATCGTTAGTCATTAAAGATGAAAGGTTTTGACTCTCATAGAAGTCTAATGTTTCTGGTAATGAATCCAAGACCGATGTCTCTTGGAAATATATATATCTGTTTTTTGCATCGTTATCCATGTTATTTAGCGTTTACTTTTAATGGAGACATTCTTGTATTTTCGACTAGTGTTTGTGATGAGGCAAATTTTTTCATCTCCTCTCTCATTTCTTTCAGTTTCTTCTCGTATCCTGTGGCTTTCTGTAACCCTTTACTAAAGCAATGCTCCCATGCTGCATAAAACACTGCGTACATGTGGTAAATAGCAGGTAGTCCAGGCTCTTTTGTTGTATCGTCTTCTGTAAAGTAACTAGAGTTTCTTGCGTAGAACACTTTGATACCGTTTGCAATAGTAGCTTCTGGTGTTACATCAAACACCATTGAAGTTCCTACCCAGTCATATGCTGATATTTGCCCTGTTTCTGTCCCGTAAGCGATGCTGTCAGAACCTTTTGAACGAATATCCATTTCTTTCAATTCATACCAGTCACCGTTTGAGTTCTTAGCAATAACTTTGTGTATCTTTAGGATCTCCGCACCGTCTTCATCTTTAAATACAGAAAGGTTACGTTCACTGATTGTTATGTCGTATGTTCCTTGTGGAATATTAGAAAAGTTATGGTCGTCATAGTTCTTTGTGTCTGTATACTGCAAAAGCAACGAGTAAGCCTCGTCTAAACCAGTGTTTACCGCTCTTGCTTTCTTGGTAAGAGGATAGGTTGTGCTATTTGTTCCTGCTAGGTCGTCTATTTTTTTGACCATTGAGTCAAACTCTGTTGATGGATTGAATTTCATAAGATAATGTTTAATTAAGCTAATTATTAACTTACCTAGAGGGCTGTGAAGCCCCTAAGGTAAACCAATAAGGTCTATACTCCTGCAGTAACGTCTACAACGAATCCAGCGTTATTTGCGAACACTTTTAGACCGTAGTCTGCTCGTGTTACAAATCCAATAGCTGAACGGTTGTCAGGGTTATGCTCGTCAATTACAGTCATTCCGAATGTAGTATTCAAGATTCCAACTGTGATTGTCTTGTTTACAAAAGCAAGTGCTTGTGTAGCTCCTCCTGTTAGGTTAGATTCGTATACTTTGAATCCTCCTACCATTGCAACTGTTCCTTCCTTTAGAACTGAATCTGAGAAAGTAAGAACTCCTGCGTCTTGTGCTTCTGTTACAAGTCCTGCGTACTTAGCAGGTGACATGATGATTGAACCTCCGTTTCGCTCAAGTGCTCGTAGCCCTTTATCAGTAACGATTTCTGAACGTGCGTCTGCGATTCCTGCGATGAATGAACCGTCTGTCCATGTTGAAGTGTTTCCAGCCTGTGCAACTCCTGCTGCGATCCATGCTGTTTCAATTTCGTCCATAAGTTCATCTCCTTGGTCTGCAGCAAGTCGGATTTGTAGGTCATATCCGTTTTGTGCAAGGTCTGCTCGGTCAACGTACTCTGCTGAGATAGCTGTTGTAGCGATATCAAGAGTTTCGTTTGTTAGAGTTACATCTGTGTATGAGAATTGAGCTCCTCGTGTGTATGATGCAACTGTTGGGTCGTTCTTGTAAGGGTTGTTTAGAACTTTCTTATCTGTGTAGATAACGTCTCCAAGTGTGTTGAAGAACTTTGGCTCTGAAAGCTTTTCTTGCAATTTTACTGCAAAATCTTCTTTATAGATGATTGTGTTTGCCATAATTTAATTTAGGTTATTTATAAGAGTTTAATTAATAATTAAACATTTGTGACTTCTTGGATTTCTCCAATTTTTGGTTTACTACCTTTGCCCGTAGTTCTACCTGATCTTTGGGCGGTAATTCACCTTTTGCAATCCAGTATTCCGCAGAGTCACGTGTAGATACTGATGCTCGTGAACTTGTGCCAGGTGTGGCTAGTTCATCTGCTTTTGCCTTTCTGTGTTTCGCTAGGAAACTTTCTGCGAGACCTTTTTTCACTAGTAGAAGCGGATCAACGCCAAGCTCTGAGGCTTCTTTGTTCACAAGTGCAACTTCTTCATTGTCTTTCACTCCAAGCTCCATCATCTCCATTCTGTTAAGTCGTTCAATAACTGAACTATCAACAGTCTGTCCAGACTTAGGTGCTTCTTTCTTTGCAAGACGTGCTCGAATTGCATTGTTCTTCTTTGCAACTTCTTCTAATTCAGCAATTCGAGCCTTTGCAGTCTCAAGTTCTGTATTAGTTTCTGCTACTTCTTCGTGGTTTGTTACTGAGTCCACAGCCTCGATATTTTTGTTATCCATAATATTTATAGATTAACTATTAACTGTTCGTTTAAGGTGAACGATTCCTCTCAGAGTAGAACTCTGGCACAGACCCCTGGTGAGGGGCTAGTGTCAAGGTTATACAGCTTCGTTTTTCCTGCTGTTCTTTGGCTTACTGGTTTCCACTTCTTTAAGTGAGTTTATTACTATCTGTGTGCAGTTCCTCATTTCAGGAGCTGTTACATTCGTACCTTGCATCAGTGCAGCGACAAACATTCTAACTATTACCTCTTTCTTATCTTGGGTGTTAGCAATGCCTTGTATTAATTGTTTGTCTTCTTTAGTAAATATCATAATTATACTGTTGCCTCTGTAGCTTCTAATTCAACTGGAGCTGATTGAAGTTCTTGTGCTGGTTGAACCTCTGCGTCAATAGTTTCCAAGTGTGGCAACCCAAGCGTTTCCTGGATTGAATTGTATTGCTTCATTGCGTTAGGATCATTTGCAAAGGCTTCTTTGTTAGCTAAGTAAGTGTTAAGTAGGTCAACTTGGTTGCTTAGGTATACTTGCTTGATTTGTTGCTCATCAGTAATCAAGATATCTAGGTCATACTCTATTCCGTCCAGGTACTTGTCATTGCTCTTTAGCCAGTTCTTCTTGCTTGTTTTTAGTTCTTGCTTGATTCGTTCAGCTTCCATTTCTGTATCAACTGCCATTTGCATAAACTTAGTTCCTGGTTCAACATCGTTATATTCTCCTGCAAAGTATTTCTTGTCTACTACTCTACGAGCCTTATTGTAAGAATAGTCACTTATAACTCGTTGCATTTCCTCTGACGACAGTTCTAGTTCCAGGAAGTCTTGAGTTTTAATCCACTTCTTAAGGTGTGGAATTACCCAGTCTTGGTAGATCTCTTGTAGGAAGATTCCCATTTCTTCTCGTCTTAACTCAAAGAGTGAATTAGCTTCTTGATTCTGTAGTGCCATTCCTCTAAAGGTTGCACTTGCTGGCATGTTTCCTGTATTTACATCTTGTACTGATGTTTGGTCATTCACTTGTGTTCGCCATCCGTCAATGATAGTTCTATTGTATCCAAGTGAAGAAGGTGTTGCGTTAATCAGTTGAGGTGGAGCAACATTGTATTCAAAGATTGAACCGTCTGCATAATCTTTAATGAAGTTATTACCGTCTAGTCCATTTCCTGCTGGTTGAGCAAGCAACGCCTTTCCTGCAATATCCATTGTGTTCTTCTCATTAATTACAGTTTCGTTAATAGCAATCTGTGCCTGTAGTGATTGTTCTACCATTCCTCGTCCTAGTGAACGTCCTGAGAACACTTCATAAGGTAGGTATTTATATGGTGAGTCCTTCTTCTCTGTTTGGTATAGAGTGATTCCGCTTTGTCGCTCTGTGTCTGTATCTGCGTCTGTTTCAGTAAAGAGAGTAATAACGTGCATTTGTTCTGAATAGTCAAACTCCTTAGCTTCTTCATCAATCATAGACTTTGGAAGAACTCCCTCAATTACATAAACCTTAATGTAATCAGTAATAGGGTTCAGACCGTCTTCTTTGGTGTCATTTTCTCTATCCATAGTGATAGCGTCTTCTTGGTTCTCCCAGCCTTTGTCTTTAGTCGCCATTAGTTCAGCAGGATTCATTCTTAGTTCTTGAATCTTTACACCTGAAGCAATATCAGTTGGATCTGTAATAGTTGTAAGCAAGTCTACTACTTCAACATGGTCTTGTACCCACTTAACCAGAACTCCACCGTTCTTTCCTCGTGTTTCAGTCATTTCATTAAGAGTGTGAGCAAATCGGTTTACTTTCATCCATTTCTTGTTAGCTACAGACATCAGTAGTGACTTAGCATAGTGTTGAGGTTTCTTTGTTGAAAGTTCGACATTCTTTGTATCAATGTCTTCTGCTGTTCGTTGCTTATGTAGGATTCTGTTTACAATATTAAAGAATGGCTTTCTACGTCCAAGCTCATCATACTCTGAAGAAGTATAATGTGAATCTGTATAAGCTGCGATAGTGTTTAAAAGTTGGTGTTGGTTGAAGGGTCTTGTTCCGTACAACTCAATCTCTGTTGAGGGGTAAGTTGTCAACTGACCTTGTGTAAACTCGAATATATTCATGTCTATATTATACCACACAGGCGTTTTTAAAATGAAAATGAACCAAACCCTAGTTAAAGCTAGATTGCTTGGTTCAGAGCCATATTTGGGCGTTGTAGAGGGGTATTTCGTTGTGGTCTTGGTCGTATATTATCAAAACCATACCTTATAGCGTCCATAGAGTGAGAATAAGCATGATCAGGAACATTTAATTTGCTTCCAAGTCTGTCTACTTTCCAAAGGAAGTTGTTGTATTCTTTCCATACGTTCACTGAACGCTTGGTAACAAATATCTTTTGGTCTTGGACAAACTGAATCCCTTGGTTCACACTTCCAGGGCCTTTTACGCTTGGGACAATAGGTGTTCCGTATAGTCGTATCTCATCAATACTCTTTGGCTCTGCTGAATCAGCAACAGTAACAACACTCTTTCCTTCTGACACTAAGTAGCTGTTTATATAGTCAGACAATGCTTTGTTCGATAGTCCTTTTCTGTATGCAATCTCATCTAAAACATATGCACCGTTATGGTAATACATTGCAACAATAGCAGACGGATCATTTGTATATCCAAAGTCCATTCCAATAGAAACAAGTCTTGCTTCAGAGGGTAATTCATCAAGTTGATTCCAACCAACATAGATACGCCCTTCCACTTCTCCAAGCTGTCCTTCACCGTATACTTTCCACCATGACTTGTTGTGCCTCCTGGCTTCGATTGATTTAACAATCTCTTCTGGTAATCCTTCGTTGTCTACATAAGTAACAATAATATAATCAACGTCTTTTCTGTTTGGTTGTACCTCTGTATAAAACCAAAACTCGTTGGTGGGATTCCAGTCAAGAAATACATTCCCTTTTGTTCGCACCTCAAGCTCGTTAAAAGCCTCTAAGGATTGTTTATTAGCCTCATTCATGAATAGGTGGTCACGCCTAGCACCTCGGAGCTTAGAACCATCATCAGAAGAGAAGAACTCCATCTGAGATCCTGTTTCAAATGTATATGTCCTATCAGTTGCAGACCATCTGTCTTCTTTGAAATAGTTATGTCCTTTCATTATGTTCATGAAATCACGCAAAGCCCCACGTTTAAGGTGAGGTATTGATTCAGCAACAACAGAAGTAAGAGTAGGCTCTTTGTCTGTTTGACACTGTTGTATTAAAAGAAGAAGAATAGCAATGGTCTTTCCAGCAGAAGTTCCACCTTGTACCGCTCTAATCTTTTTGTTTAGTTTCACTATTTTCTTGAGAGCTGTTGTTTGTTGGAACATGACCTAATATTGGAGTTGGTAACTCTTTACCATTAGTTGTTAAATCTGTCTCTGTTCTCTTGGAATATGTTTTCTTTCCAAGAGTCTCAAGTGAAAACTTAGTCATATCAGCCATTACCCTTTCATCTTCTGATGACAATAACACCTCTACATTCGATTCAGCCTTTCTAACTATCCTTTCATGTTTAACGCCATTTATGAAATCTCTGAATCCCTTAGACATATCATCTGGTGTTGAATTATTCCAATACCAATAATCCCAAGAACCCTCTTTTATATCAAGGGCTTCTCTTATTCCTTTTATGTTTACCTCTTCTAACATTAACTTTCTAATGTTCAAGGCAAGCTCTCTTTTTAGTACTGGTTTGCTCATATATAAATTATACCACGTTATTAAACTACTTATAGTATTATATTTCTTTTAATGGATTTGATAGGTAAAGGAACCCCAAGAGAAGACGTTTAATTCTTCCCTTGAGTATCCTTAGCATTATATTTCCCTTAATTGGAATGACAAGCTTTTGGAACCAGAACTTCTAAAGTGTTTCCACCCGTCTACAAGTCGTACGTTTCACCCCTTGTAGAGCTTTTTAGTCTTATCTCTGGATTTAAACCCCTTAG